GGGCACCCCTTCAGGATCAGACACACACGGGCACCCCTTCAGGCATACAAACGGGCACACGTCCAGAACTGGCACCCCTGGCACATCTGGCACCCGTCCGGACACATGGAGGCACACACGGGCACCCCTGGCACCCTTCAGGCCGTCAGACGGGCACACGGGCACCCCTGGCACAAATAAGGGCACCACGGCAAAATAAAACCGGCCACGGCGGGCCGGTTTATTTGTCGCGATCCTATCAAATATTAAAATCATTATAGGCCGGACTTTTAACGCCATTAATGAGAAAGTAACCACCACGACACGAAATATTAAATTTAGAGTCCAGGTCGCACGCCTGCAAACATTCATTTATAACTTTTCGAGTCGTAACAGTGTGCCAGCCTCCAGAATTAAGAGACACACGGCGGGCCGTCAGATCCAGCCGGAAAACTGGCGTATCATGCAAAATAACTGTTATTTGTCCGGCCCTGGAATTAATACGTGTATTACTTGAAATTTTGCGGGACGTGTTAACAATACCATTATTTAAAATACTGTTATATACTTTTTTAATTTCTTCAAAACGTGACATATTATAAAATATTTAATTAGTTATACATCTATTATTATTATATGAATAATTGCAGCTTATAAACTGTTATAATGTTTTTTAATATCATTATATAAACTATTATTTGCCAGGATCACGGCGGCGGCGTTTTTAACCACCGGACACACACGACGGCGGCCCGTCTGATCCTTTGCACGACGGACGGCGGCGGCCTCCATTTGTGCCAACTCATTTGCACACACACGACGGCGGGCCGTTTGTCCGTTGTAACTTTCCCACGTTCTATTTATATAATGGACTTTTGCACGGTTTATAATTTCACCGTTAACCATTAAAACGGCCACATGATTAAAACCATCGCGGCAATTCTGGAAAAAATAAGATGTTGTAACCATAACTTTATTATTTAATGAATTAATGAATATATGAATTTATTAAAAGGGCCAGCCAGGGCCGGCCCTGATCCTATAATATTAAAGTCTTATTTCTTGCAAGTTTTCAAGATCAAAAATAGCTATTTGCCCATTACGACGGCCCAGATCTATAGCTGTTTGCAGATCTTCACAAATTACTGTAGCGTCCCAATAATAACGGCCCGTTTTTTCGTCCAGCCAGCCGCCGAAAGCGTTAACCCGTCCGGTGTTTTTCTGTACGAAAGAAATAACATTTAAAAGCCCGTACCCGTTAAAACTGTTTTGTGTTTCAGCCAGGGCCACGGCGTACCCCTTTTTAACTGGCTGCAAAGATTCAGCGTTAACCGTAAAACCGGCGGCGTTTTCGTTTGCTATACTCATTAAAGCAAAGAATAAAGAAATACTTTTTTTATCCATAACTTTTTTTATTTGTGTGGCGGGTGCCACGGTTACTAATTAAATTTGATGTTGCAAAGGTACAATATTATTTTTAAACTTGCAAGAAAAAACGGAAAAATTTTTGTTTTTCTTGAAAAATTTTCGTGTTTCTTGACAAAATTATATTATATACATTATTATATATATATGAATTAATGAATTTATGAATAAATGAAAACGGGCACCCCTGGCACCCTTCAGGCATACAGACGGGCACACGTCCAGAACTGGCACCCCTGGCACATCTGGCACCCGTCCGGACTCATGGAAGCACACGGGCACCCCTTCAGGATCAGACACACACGGGCACCCCTTCAGGCATACAGACGGGCACACGTCCAGAACTGACACCCCTGGCACATCTGGCACCCGTCCGGACACATGGAGGCACACACGGGCACCCCGGGCACCCTGCAGGCATACAGACGGGCACACGTCCAGAACTGACACCCCTGGCACATCTGGCACCCGTCCGGACACATGGAGGCACACACGGGCACCCCTGGCACCCTTCAGGCATACAGACGGGCACACGTCCAGAACTGGCACCCCTGGCACATCTGGCACCCGTCCGGACTCATGGAGGCACACGGGCACCCCTTCAGGATCAGACACACACGGGCACCCCTTCAGGCATACAAACGGGCACACGTCCAGAACTGGCACCCCTGGCACATCTGGCACCCGTCCGGACACATGGAGGCACACACGGGCACCCTGGCACCCGTCCGGCCTCCAGATCAGACACACACGGGCACCCCTGGCACCCCTCAGGGCACCGGCGGCATATTTGCACCCGATCCAGGGGGACGGGGGAGGGGAGGCGCAACCACTGTGGCGGCGGGTCTCGCGTGAGATAGGGGTGTTTTTTTTCGTATGGTTCCTCTGATTATCAGAAAGTTACACACAATTTTCGGCAGGGTGCCGCAAAAGAACCTCGCGGAAAGAGCGGAATTTCCCTGATATAAACCAAATTTGGAACGGAGAAAAGAAAAAATTAATTTTTTCAAAGAACCGATAAACATCAAAAAGGAGCTTCGTGCGACAAAACTGCCAGTTCGTGCGACGCATCTGCCATTTTGTGCGACGGGACTGCCATTTTGTGCGACGCAAAGGAAAAGTCACATGGTACGGGGGCAAAATGCGTAACTTTGTAGCGACAATAAAAGATAGAATTATGGCAGTACAGTTAGACAAACCTCGCAGACCGATAAACGTAGTGCTAAGGTCGTTTGCTCGGCAGGCCGTGCAGCAGCTGGAGAGTGACTTCAGGACGCAGCACATCTACCCCTACGAGATCTACCCTGGCTATAAGCAGGTGAATGAGCGTCGCAGAATGAAAGCGATGGCAGGCTCAGGCGACTGGTACGCCACCGGACAGGGTATCAACTCGTTTCAGTATGAGGTGATGTCGGCTGCTGAAGGCAACGAGACCATCCGCATCGATTTTTTGGATCACCTGCGTTTCGTGGATATGGGTACTGCGGGTGGTAAGAAGATTGAGACCATCCAGCGCCAGCGTAAGGCGAAGCATAACAAACGCTACGTGGCCATCTGGGACTCTCGCGGTGGCGACCAGCACCGTCCATCGATTATGCGTGAGGCTCGGCACATCGAGGCACGTATGACCAACTATCTCCAGGACTTCTATGGCCGTGAGGTGCAGGCAGTGGTCTATAAGACCTTCGCAGGCATGAAGGCCATCGACCTAAACGTATAAGCGTATGCCAACGAAACAGCCATCTACATCGTATCAGCACATCAGAAACTACACCGAGAAGTTCCAATGGCGCGATAAGACTACGGGCCTGCTGACCACGGGTTACAATCCTCCGCTGGGCGCGAAAGAGTTGCAGCGGGTGCCATTCCATATTGTGTATGTCACCAAGAGCGGACGTTTGGAGCGTGGTAACTGTGTATGTCTGAAGGTTGACCGTCGTAAAGGTATGCGCATGGTGCAATTCGTAGAGTCACGCCAATTCCGATGGATTTATGATATCCTCGTAATCGAGATCGACGGCATGCGCTTCTTTGCACACTAAAAAAGCTGCTCGTTAAAGCAGCTTGTTTTTGCGATTGATCTCCATCCAGGGAACCTTTGGGAAATACTTACTGATATTGTCTTTGGTAATGGGTATCTCTATCCATTCGTCGGTACCCATATACATCACCTGAATCTGGAAGGGGAAGGCCGTGTAGTTGTTACCGGTAACAACTCCACTGAGCCAGGGCGAAAAGGACTTACCCTTCTCGAATGGGCCAGTACACTCCATGCGCTTCGGTTTAACAAACTCCTGGTCATCAGACTTGATGCCAGTATGCAATCCAGAGACTACATCGCCAACAGCATTCACGATGTAGAAATCCACCAACACATACTTCAAATCGCGGTCGGCTGTGACCTTGAACTTGGTGTTAAGCATCTTACGACCAGGGAAGGCTCCAAAGGGATTGTCCGTAGTCAGCTTGAACTTCGAGAACTCTACCTGAGCCGAGGCAGAGGTGACAGCAATAGCCATCAGGAGAAAGGAAATAATTAGTTTTTTCATAAACGTATGAATTAATGAGTTAATGAATTAATCATCGGGTAATTGTGTGACTTTAAGTTTTGCGCCACAGTCAGGACAATGGAAGATAATGTTGCCATCGTCGGAAATCACAGGGGCCTTTGAACCATCATTAAGACTGTCACCATGGTTCGCACTGCTTTGCTTCATCAGTTCGAGATCGAAGAAGTCGGTAAAGGGGATGCCAGTAGCGACGGAGAGCTGATAGACACGATAGACGTTGGGCGTATAGTTGACCATATCGTGAATAGAGGTAACGGAGCACTCCAGCAGCTCTGCCAGACGCTCGTAACTGAAACCATAGGCACGGAGCACACGCTTTGCAATGTACCAGGCAGGTGTAAACTCCTTATCCTTTGTTGATAACTTTGTCTTTGCCATAATCGGGAATAAATAAATATTTGAATTTCGGTGGCAAAGATAAAAAGAATTTGCGATATTTACAAGAAAAAGCGAAAGAATTTTAGTAAAAGGCGAAAAATTTAACAAAAAAGGGGAAGAAAACCCCGCTCAGGAACGTTGGGGGTTCGAGAGCGGGGCAGTGTCAATCCGCATATAGTTGTGAACAACAACTATGGGTTTCCAGCATCGGTGCCGGTATTGGGGTCGGTACCAGAGCCAGAGGGCTGCTGTGGGGTGGCAGGCTCGGCGGTGGGTACGGTGTATTGGTCGGTGTTGATGCAGTTGAGATTGCGGGGCTGGTTCTGCTCAATGGCGAGTGCCAGGACATTCCAACCGCTGTACTTCGTGGCGAGACTGAGCCAGTTGGCCTTATCCAACTGGAGGCCAGCGAGGGCCTGCATGGTGGCAGCATCGTAGGTCTGACCCGTGATGGGACATTTGCCGGTATGCTTCAGTCTGGCGAGGTAGGCGAGAAGATCCTGTACGAACTCATCCATCGCCATCTGCACATTCATAAACTGTTCGTCATCCTGACGGGCGCTCTTGGCGAGGGAGGTCTGCTTGGAGCGCATCAGGAAATAGATGGTGTGCTCGTAGTTGACCACAAGATTGTTGGTACCTTCGGCATCAATCAGGATGCTGTAGGCGATGCAGGGCGACTTGGCTGTATTCTGGTTGCGAACAAACTCATTGTCCTCATTGATGGCACGAATAAGGTAGAAGGCTTTCTCCTTCTTACCGTCCTTTGACTTGCGATTGTGACCGATGGCATCGTAGAGCTCGGCCCATCGTTCGAGAATTACACTCAGGTTTGCTTTCATATCTGATGCGGTTTGGGTTGCTGTGGCACAGCAACATACTTAACACTATTCCATATCCATAGGTGGCTCCATAGGAGGCATTGGGGCCTTCGGCTTACGGGGACGGCGAGGCTTCTTTTCAGCCTCCTTGCCCTTCAGGATCTCTTCAAGTTCGCCTGGTCGCATATCGATGTGGCGCTCTACCTTGGAGCATACGATTTTCTGTACGACACGCGCCCATGTGGATGAGTTGCACGATGACTCGTTTTCGAGGATCGAGACGAAGGTACAGAGCACGAAGATAGCTGCTATGTACTGACCAAGGTGTAGCCCTCCGAAATGGCCTAAGAGGTGGTTATCGACACCTTCTGCCAACAGAATACAGAGCCAGACAATCGCCAGGTCGGAAATCATCTTGAACATGTTGGCACTTTTCAGTTTACCATCAGCGCCACCTTCGGGCACCGTGCGACGGATGCGACGGTTTAAGCGCCATGCCGTGAGACAATCGACGATGACGGCGAACACACACATAAGGGCGTAGGGGAGCGTCGGTTCCATCCACGCCCAGACGATCCCCAATCCCATGGCAATCCAGCGAGGGATGGAACTGAAGAAGTTCTGGAAGAAAGTAACGATACTGTTCATTGTTTCATTATTTCATTAAATCATTAATTCATTGAGGGTCGCTGTAGCACAGCGACATACTAAACCGCTAACGAGGACAGTGGCGAGCCGTTGATGTCGAGACGGACGGAAAACTCGATGTCGATGAGCGAGGCATTGGTGCGGTCGGGGCCTTTGACCGTATCTTCGGGTACGATGTGGCAGGGGATCCAGTGACCGGCAATCATTATCCAGGCGAACTTTGCCATCAGGAACTCGTGCATGAACCACGCAGCCCACGCTTCATCAAGCGGGCCGGAGGTGAGTTTCCACGTCTCATAGTCATTCTTCTTAGTGACCAGGCCACGCGAGAACTGACCAAAGGTTTCCTGAATGGAGCGGATGTACTGCTCCTGGGTAACGTTCATTTCAGTCTCACGCATGGAGCGCACACTGACGCTTTCGAGACAGCCCAAGCCGTTGACAAAGCGGAACTGATAGCGGTCGGGCTGTCCGGCTGCCACGGCATAGACCTGACGACCATTGACGGTCTGGAGTCCGGCGGTGGTTATATTGACTACTTGTGAGGTTGGCCCGACAGTGACGTTGCCGCTGCTGACTGGTGAAGCGAATGATAGCGGGCAAACCATAGATTCACCCACCATCACCACTTCGGGTTGTGTAGAAGGCTTGCGAGAGAAGTGCTGGGCGAGTTTACTGCCAGAGCTGAGAAGTCTCTCCAGGTCGGTGTAAGCGCCCATGATGCAATACTGCGTCGTAGAGAGCGTGACCACACCCACATTGTCGTGTACCTCGCCATTCTGCATGTATTCGTCGCAAGCAGAGAGGGTGTAGCCGATGCGGGGGTAGGAGGCAGGAGGCGTGACGGTGTACTCATACTTATCGGCCACGGCACGGAGGGCGCTGCTGATGTCGAAGTACAGGATTTCGCCACTCTCGGCGGGTGAAGCGAGCGTGAGCGCCTGACTTGCGAGGTCAACACCTTCGAGGAAGCACGTCACCGTGAGTTTTACACGGTGGAAAGCACACTCGCCACTGATGACAGCGGCCTGCACCTTATAGGTGATGGGTGAGCCTACGAGCGGCGATGCGCCTTGTATGAGTAAACCTTGTGCCATGTCGGTATTGCGTTATATCGTTATTACGACTTTTGTTCATTCGGGTTATCGGTGGTGACACCGGTCTTAGAGCGGTCGAGGGTGGTCATCGCCTCGCGCTGCACCTGCCAAACGAGGTGACGATCCCACTGGTTGAAACGGGAGAGCACTTCGAGAGGTTTGAGCATGATATTCAACTGAGGCGATTTGAGGATCTGACGCAGCAGGAAGCGTTCGCGGATGTCGGTACCACCATTGGAGCCTACCAGTGAGAGGGGCGACGAACCAAGCAGACGGGCATCGAGGCCGAGAGCCATGAATACCACGCTGGAGAGCTCGGCAGTCTCTTTTTCGTTGGCTGCTACAGCATCCTTCGAGTTGGCTTCAATCTCCACAATCTCAAACGATTTGTGTTCCTTCTGGTCGTTGCCCGTGAAGGTGAAGGCCAACAGCGACTGTCCGGCATTGTTGCGATTGGCGAGCCACTGGTTGATCTGCGTATAGAGTTTGTCGCGGATTTCAGACTGTTTCTTGGCATCAGACTGTGCCTTGGCCTGGATAAACAACTGTTGCATGTAATCGTTATTCAGGTAGATCACGCGCCCGATGACATTGCTGTTACGCTTGCGCGAGAGGCGGTCGGAGAATATCGTGGTGATATACTCGTAGATATCGCCACCAAAGATGGAGTACCAGGCTGGAGTCGGGTAATAGGGACGGCCAGCGGTGGGATAGACAGAAGGCAATACGAAATGTGTCGGACGATTCTCTAACGAGACATTCTTCAAACGGGCCTCGCGTACCTTATCCTCCAGGTCGCTTAATGGCGATGATATATTCAGCGACGGCACGGCATTGACGGGGGCATTATTCTCTGCACCCTGTTCGATGAAGTACTTATCGAGCCAGCGGTTTGAGCAATACACGAAGTTGATCTTACCATAGTCATCCATACGCTCCATGCGGGTGGTATGGCAGGAACGGTGGGCGATACCCGTCACCTTGGGAAGCCAAACCGACGTAGATACTTCCTTGCCTTTGTCGTCGAGTTGGTGCTGATTCAGCAGCAGCTCAGGGAAGGAAATACCAAATAGTTCTTGGTCGAGTACTAAGGAGAGCCACGTCTGGGCGAGGTTGTTACGGTCTAAGAACTCCTGTACCTGCGGGTCGGTCTTTTGCCACTCCTGCAAGGCTTTCTCCAATTCATCAATCTGGCCCTGAATCGATTTCTTCAAAGCCTGAGAATCGCCTTCCTTAGCACTGAGATTGAAGATTTGTGTCTGGAGGTCGATGATACGACCGCGAAGCCACTGGCCTGCGTCTTTGTAGCGGATGAACTTCTGGGTGATGTTACCACCGACGTATTGGGTAGTGTCGTACATCGGTTGTGGCCCAAGACCGGCGCAGAGGTCGGCATTGAACTTGATACCGGCAGCCGTGTAGGGCAGCATGTGGGTGAGGAGTGCCACGAGGTTAGGCAGATTGTTGCCGAAACCCCACTCAATCCATCCCAAGCCCTCAGTGCCTTTACCGTCAGCACCCTGCATCGACTCGTTGCCGCTGCTGAAATAGAGCGTCGGTATCTGCTTGCGCTGCATCTTACCGTTCTGCTGGGTACCAGCACGCAGTTGTGCGCCGATGAAG